CACTTCCGCGAACTTCCGATGGATAGCGAACCCCGGTGTCAAATTCGATCATGTTCCTGATCCGCAAGGGTGAAAAGCCCCAACCGATCTGCCGGGATTGTAAGCGGCGCGTCGGGCCAGCAGGCCGAAAGGTCTGGCGGTGTATCGACTGCCTGATCGCTAGAGCCAAGCAGCGCGGGCAATATGAGCGCCTGGGCGTGATGGAACTGTATCGGTACGCGACGACAGGCCGTTGATGGTTGCGGGTCACCCATGAGCCACATTGCGGGTCATAGCTATGAGCCACAAATGGACAAGCCTATAAGGAAGAAACCCAGAACCAGAAACGAACGGCTTTTGCAGGATCGGCCGGACCTCAAATTGCGTTGGTCTGACTGCCCGTGGACATTGCTGGTGGATGGGAAGCGGTTGGAGCGGCTTGACCTCTGGGTTTATTGCTGCTTGGCATCGCGCGATTTCAAGTCTGACTTGGTATCCGTCACGTGGGATTGGGTGGCGAAGGTCATTGAATGCAGCCGTGCCAGCGTGAAGCGCAGTATCCGCAGGTTGGTAGAGGCGGGCCACCTGGAAGTGTTGGAACCTTCCAGAGGGTCGCGTCCGGCCCTTTTCCGAATCACGTCCAGCGTCTTCGCCAAGCGCCAGAAGGTGATTGTGTCCGATAAGCACGGCAATCGGATGACTACCCGCCAGGAGTTGGAGCGAAAGCGCGAACTGGCGATGAAGCTGAGGACCGCCTGATGCCCGGCCCGCCCCGCAAACCCACGAAATTAAAGCTCCTGGAAGGCAACCCAGGCCACCAGAAGCTGAACAAGCACGAGCCGCAGCCCGCACTTGCCACCCCGACCGCTCCGAAGTGGATGAAGGGCGCGGCCTTGGAGATGTGGGGCAGAATCGTGCCGGAGTTGGACCGTCTCGGAATGCTGACGGTGGTGGACCAAGGGGCGCTTGAGGGGGCATGCGCGGCCTATGGACAGGCTATTGAGTGCAGACTGCATATACAGAAAAACGGCCAGACATTCAAGGAAGGCGAGGCGGGATATCCGTGGCAACGTCCCGAGGTTTCCATCGAAAAACAGGCATGGAAACAATGGGATTCCCTCGGCTCAAAGTTCGGATTGACGCCTGCGGATCGTGCCAAGTTGACGATGGGTGCGGAACTGTCGAAGCGCGATACCGTCGAAGACGCGATGTTTGGGTCGTGAGATGTGCAACCAAAAGTCTTTGACGAGTGCCACCTATGCAAGACGCCTACTTGGTGCTGGCCTACCAAGTATGGCCCGGTCTGTAGGGGCTGCCACGTCACCACGTTCTACAACCGCGTCCTATTCCGTCCGTTCGGATGGCACTTATACGAGTGGCAGGACAAAGCGTTGCGGGGCATCTTCGGCCCATGCGACCCGGATAGTGGCCGCCGCCTTGTCGAGCAAGCCTACCTTTCGATGGGAAAGAAGGGGGGCAAGACGTTTATCTTCGCCGGCCTTCCGCTGTACGTTCTGAAGTACCCGGAAGAGGATCGCACCTACAAAGTGTTCGGCGCTGCGGCAGCAAAAGAGCAGGGCGGGTTGATCTTCGATACCGCCGCCATGATGGTTGACCAAAACCCATTGCTCCGCTCCGACTTCCGCGTTCTACCAGGAACCAAGCGCATCTTGCTGCGAAATGGGCAGGGATTCTATCACGTGATCTCAGCAGAGGGCCGGGTCCAGGACGGCATCGAGCCGGACCTTGGGCTGAAGGATGAGTATCACCGCTGGACTACGGCGCATTCTAAGACGCTTGACCAAGTGATGACGAAGGGCATGCTGTCCCGCCCTAATGCGCTGGAAGTAATCGCCTCCACGGTTGGAGTCGAGAGCGAATCTCCGATGTGGTACGCGATGCACCAGAAAGCACTACTGCACATCTCCGGCGCGGTCCAAGACCCGAAGTTCTTTGCGTTGGTCTATTCGGCAGACGTGAAGCGCTACAACGAAGATCCCGAATACTGGAAGTCCCGCGAGGCCCGCGTAGCCGCCAACCCGTCGCACGAGGATAACGGCGGCTTCATGCTTGACTCGAAGCTCGTCACGGAGATGGAAAAGGCCATTGCAAATCCATCCGATCGTGACGAGTACGTCCGCTACTGCCTGAACATCCCCATCTCCACGCACGGGACGCCGGTCGTGGATATGTACAAGTGGCAAGAAGGCCAAGACCTGGACCTCCGCACATGGCCCACGTACGATGTTGAACTTCTCATTAGGAAATGGGGACTCCTAGAGCAGAAGTGCTATGCGGGCGTTGATGCATCATGGACGAGTGACCTGACCGCACTGCAATTGATCTTCCCCCCGTTCTCCGGAGTGGATCAATGGACCATGTTGGGATTCGCTTGGCTTCCGAAACTGCGCATTCCTGAAGTGCAGCGCCGCGTGAAAGTACCGCTCTCGTCGTGGGCGAAGAGGGGATTCCTGGAAGCTACGGAAGGAGACGCTGTAGATCTGGAAGCGGTCATAAGTAAAGTCCGCTGGGCCTCAGAGATGTTCGACCTACAGGAGATTGGATACGACCGCTGCAATTTCAGACACCAGGCAATGAAACTGGCAGACGAAGGCTTCAACATGGTGGAGGTTAGGCAGGGGTACATGAGCCTAAATGAGGCCACGAAATGGCTTCTTGGGGCTTATCCTGCAAAGTTGCTTCGTCACGGAAATCATCCGGTCACAAATTGGTGTGCGGCTTGCGTCACGACCATGCAGGATAACAAGGACCTGATACAGTTTCGCAAACCGGAGCGTCTGAAGTCGGCATCCCGCATCGATATGATGTCCGCCGCTGTTGACGCGCTGAGCCGAGCTTTATTGATTGAGGGTACTCAGTCCGCCTACGACGATCCTCAGGAGGTGGCGATTTGATAGTCACCGACAGACTCGTGAAAGCGTTGGAACGGGCCGACAATCCGCGCGCGATCCGGGCTTTGTCGTGGGCGCTAGAGCAGACCACCGGCGTCAAGACAACGCAGATCGTAGCAACGTTCAGCCTGAACGAGCAGAAGTGGGAACGGATTTACGGGGCGGCTGGATACGGCGGGAATAGTTCGAGTAGCGGCATCAACGTCACGGTGGATGTGGCCTTCGAGGTTTCGGCGGTCCTGGCCTGCGTGAAGTTGATTGCCGAGGACATGGGGTCCCTAGGATTTTTCCTATACCGCCGGTCTAAAGATGGCAAGACCACTGAGGAGGCAACTGAGCACCCGCTCTATCCGATACTGTCAGGGCTCGCAAGCCCCGAGACAAGTTCTGGCGAGTTCATCGAAGCCCTGACCGCCCACGCACTGTTGATGGGCAATGGGTATGCCCTCATCGAGCGCAACGCGCGCACCAGCGAGCCGATGTGGCTCTACCCGCTGATGCCGCAGAACGTGCGGCAGGACCGAGACTCAAATAAAAGACTGGTGTACATTGTCCGCGTCGATAATGGACCCGAGAAAACCTATTCGCTCAATGAGGTCTTCCACCTTCGAGGCTTCACGTTCGACGGCCTGAAGGGTGAGGACATCCTGAAGCGCGTCAAGCAGGTTATCGGGCTTGCTTCTGCTGGCCAACAGTACGCTGGCTCCTTCTTCTCGCACGATGCCAGCCCTGGAATTATTCTCTCCCGGCCGCAAACAGCGGGCAAGCCCCTCGGCGTGGAATCGGTGAAGGCAATAAAGGAGGCATGGGTTCTGTGGCACCAGGGGCTCAAGCGGGCGCACGAACCAGCGGTCCTACAGGACGGCATTACCGCTACTCGGCTAGATCCGGATCACCAAAAACTGCAACTCATCGAACAACGCACTTTCCAAGTTGTAGAGGTCTGCCGAGTCTTCCGCGTGCCTCCGCACAAGATCGCGGAACTTACAAGAAGCACGAACAACAATATCGAATATCAGGGAATTGAGTACGTCACCAACACTCTGTTTCCGTGGCGCCGCCGCTGGCGAGATGCCGTGTACCGCTGCCTCTTCACGCGCGAGGAGCAGATTGAAGGCAGACTCTACGCGGATCATAACGTAGAGGAGTTGCTGCGTGGAGACTTTAAATCGCAGACCGAAGGCTTCCGGGCAATGCTCGAAAAGGGCGTCTACAAGATCAACGAAGTGCGCCGCTGGCTGAATCTAAACCCTGTTGTCGGTGGCGACGAAAACCGCGTGCAATTGAATACTGTCGCTATCTCTGAGGCCGCGCAGCAACTTGTCGATGCTATTGGAAAAGCGAAGGCCGGGACGTTAAGCGGGCAGGAACTCGCCGAGTTGAAGGAAATTCTGGGAGGCGTCTAATGCCAGCGGTCCGCAGTCATAGCACGGGGACATCCGATGCCAGTTGGGACGGCCCGGCGAACAAGACGCGCGTGCGAGCCGGAGAGAATGCGGCGTACTATTCCAAGATTTACGCCTGGCGCGACCCCGAGGACGACGAAGCACTCAAAGGGTCGTGGCGGTTCATTCATCACTTTGTCAGCGAGGATGGAGATCCCGGAGACGCGAGCACGGTAGCCTGCGTGACCGGATGCGGGGTCCTGAACGGCGCGATGGGTGGGACGACAATCCCAGACGCGGACAGAGAGGGAGTTCACGCGCACCTAGCGCGGCATTTGCGAGACGCCGGCCAGGACGTGCCGGAACTCAAGGAGATTACGATGCGGGAAACCAAGATTCTTCGATTCGACTTGAAGGCCGTCCAAGAGGATGGGACCTTTGAGGGCCGGTTGTCGGTCTACAACGTAGTAGATCAGGGCAAGGATCTCGTGGAGCCGGGCGCATTCACGAAGACCATCCAGGACCACGACGGAGTTGTGCCGATGCTCTGGCAGCACAAGTACGATTCCCCCATCGGAAGCCTTCAACTCGAAGACCGCGAGGACGCCCTCTGGGTAAAGGGGACACTTCTGCTCGACGACGCCGTGCCGGATGCCCGCAAGGCATACGTGCTTCTGAAGGCGAAGATCGTTCGCGGCTTGAGCATCGGCTATGACGTAATCACCAAGGAACTCAAGGGCGGGGTTCGCCGCCTAAAGGAACTGAAACTCTATGAGGGGTCTGTGGTGACATTCCCGATGAACGAACTCGCAACCGTGACCGGTGTCAAGTCCGACTTCAACACGGAGTTTGAGAACTGGCAGACCTGGGACGCGCGCCAGATCGCATCGTCCGCGCTGTGCGCCGCTCTCGAAAGCATCCTGTGGGATGAAGAGATGGACGCGGCCACGAAGGTCACCAAGTCCGACGAGAGCATCACACAGTTTCACGAGAAGTACCTCGAAATTCTGCCGCAACTCTTGAGCCTGCTCGGCATGAAGGAACAAATCCTCGCCGAAGTGAAGGCTGGCCGCACCATCAGCGCGGCCACGCGGGGCAAGATCGAAGCGGCAATCAAAGTTCTACAAGCACTTCTGGAATCGGCCGATGGCACCTCGGAAGAGGCCGCCACCACCGCCAAGGAAGCCGCCGCAGTACCCGACAAGCCGGAGGCTGACGCCCACCACTTGCTGGTCAAGTCCCTGGCCGACATGCAGTCGGCATTCAGGGCAGCGGCTCAATAAGCCGTATCTCATCTCAGGAGAATCATTATGGAAGTGCAAGAGTTCGCAACGCAGATGGAGGGCGTCAAGTCGGCAATGCTGGCTGCGCTCGAAAAGCAGCAGGCCGATTGGACTGCTCGCTATGAAGAGTTGAAAGTCTCGGCGGCGAAGAGCGAAGAGATCGCTACCGAGTTCGTCAAGTACCGGCGCATCGTCGATGAAATGTTCGCTGCGGCGAACCGTTCCAGCGACACGCTCGGAAGCTTCGGCAAGTCGGAGAAGACCATCGGCCAAATGCTGGTCGAGTCCGACGACATGAAGAGTTTCCTGCGCCCCGGCTTTTCCCACAGTTGGCACAAGGGGACGCACGGCATTGACTTGCCGCGGCCAATCGTCGAACGCGGCATCAAGACGTTGATCGACTCGACGGCGGTAGGCAGCTCGATTCCGGGAATTCTGGTTCCCATGCGGATTCCGGGGATCGTCAAGCCCCCGCAGAGGTTGCTCCGGGTCCGCGACCTGTTCCGTTTCGGAACAACCACCAACAACGCCGTGGAGTTCATCAAGGAAACCCTGTTCACCAACAACGCATCGGTGGTCGAAGAGGGCGCCGAAAAACCGGAGAGTAGCCTCACTTTCGAGATCGCGCACGCCGACGTGCAGACCATTGCTCATTGGATTCCGGCGACTCGCCAGATCCTCGACGACTTCGCGGAACTCCAGGCCTATGTCGATGAGCGCCTGCTGGACGGACTGGCGGATGTCGAAGACAACCAACTACTGAACGGCAGCGGCGTGGGGCAGAACCTGAACGGCATCTTCACTCAGGCGACGGCTGTCGTTGGGACCTACGCGCAGGCCGGCGACACCTACATCGACCAGGTGGCTCGCGCAATCACCGAACTGGGCGACCTTCGCTATCGGGCCGACGCAATCGTGCTCAATCCTGCCGACTGGATGACCATCCTCACCATCAAGACGGAGGACGGCGGCGCGAACACCGGCATGTACTTGATGGGCGGCCCCGGTGGCCTTCCCGTTCCGACTCTCTGGAACCGGCCGGTAGTTGAAACCGACGCGATGCCGGTTAGCAGGTTCCTCGTTGGGAAATTCCAGGGCAGCGTGATCGGCTACGACCGGATGCAGTCCAGGGTCGATGTCTCAACCGAGCACTCGGACTACTTTATCAAGAATAAAGTGGCCATCCGGGCTGAGGAGCGCATCACCGTCGCCGTGACCAGGCCCGCAGCTTTCCGGGCAGGCACGTTCTCTTAGTATTTACCATAACTGGGGGCACTTACTTAGTGTCCCCAGTGTGTTACAATCAAATCAATGACCCCGGAAAGCAAATCTTCGACTTGGGCCGCTAGAAACCCAGAGAGAAGGAAAGAGATAAAGCGGCGCTCGGATCACAAGCGCAAGGAAAAGGTAGCGGCCACCTCGAAGACTTACGCCGCCGCGCATCGGCAGGAACTATCCGCTAAGGCGAAAGTCTATTGGAACGCGAACCGGGACAAGAAAGCAGACAAGGACAAGCGGTATCGGGAGCGCCACCGCGAGCGCCTAAAGGAAAAAAGCCGTTCCTATTATGCTGCGAATAAGGAAGAGAGAAAAGCGAAGGACTCTGCTCGATATGAAGCGAAGTACGCGGCAGATCCAGAAGCCGTTCGTGCGAAAAACCGGCTGTCGTATAAAGCCCACCGGGATGGACGGCTCACGGCCAACAGGCAATGGAACGAGGCCCACGTAGAAGATGTTAAGCGAAGCAGGAAGAGTCACTACGAGAGGAACAAGGAGCAGTTCCGTAGGAAGGCAAAGGAGTGGCTCAAGTCTCACCCAGATGAACGTCGCGCATATGTGCGCAATCGGCGCGCGAAGGCTAAAGGCAACGGCGGAACCCATACCGGCGAAGACATCAAGGCCCTCTTCGCTACACAGCACGGGAAGTGCGCAGCCTGCGGGCACAGCATAGCGCGGGCTTACCACGTGGATCATGTAATGCCAATCAGTCTGGGAGGGTCGAACGGACCTGAAAACCTGCAACTACTCTGCCCTCCATGCAATCTGAAAAAACACAACATGCACCCGGATCAGTGGGCCGCGCTTATTGGGAAGTTATTTGTTTAGTGGAAGGAAGTAAATGCAGCACCCCGTCCTGATGCGCTACACCCGCCAATTGCAAGACGACGTAGGAATACCGCCCGAGTCCCGCGCCGTGAAAACCGGCGAAGTCCACAAGGTTCTCAGCGATCACGCCGCCTGGTTGGAAGAGCGCGGATTCGCGGAACGGGTTCAGCCGGCGGCTGTTGACGTGGAGGCAATAGAAGATCCAATCCTCCAGGGCTTCGTACGGCAGATGGAGACAGGAATGATGCCAAAGCACGCGAACAAAATGATGCCGCCCGCGAAGAAGAAGCGGGGACGGCCGGCGGGTGCCAAAAACAAATCGAAATAGCGAGCCATGTTCGAACCACTCGTAATAACGCCGCCGATCAAAGAGCCGATCAGCCTGGCAGAGGCGAAGTTGCAGTGCCGGGTTGACGGGTCCACCGAAGACGCGCTCTTGAGCCTGTTCATTGCGGCCGCGCGGAACTACATCGAATGGCGCACCGCAAGGACGATTCACGAGACGACACTGGAATACGTGTTGGACTCCTGGCCTGGAACGGACAGGATCGTACTGCCGCGCGCCACGCCGCTAATTGAGATTGTTAGCGTGAAGTACAAAGATTCCGTTGCAGCGGAGACGACGTGGACGCCCACTGAGTACGTCGAGGACAAGGATTTCACGCCGGGGGCTCTAGTGCTCGGATATGGCCTGTCCTGGCCATCCTTCACGCAATACCCGGTGTCGCCGATCCGTATTCGCTACAAGGCCGGGCTGGCGACAGCCTCGCCCGAGGTAGAAGCGTCGGACGCGATCAAGTACCCCGCGCTGTTGCTGGTCGCTGGAATGTATGAGAACCGCGAATCGGAGAACATCACCGATAGGGGCAACCTGCAAAAGTTGGCCTCCGATTACGGCGTCGAAGCGTTTCTCTCTAGGCTCACTGGCGATTATGCCTTCTGATGTTCTCGTGAGCGCGATTCTTCCCTGTCGTGGGCGCGCGGAGTTGACCCGTCAGGCCGTCGATTGCTTTCTCGCACAGACCTGGCCGAACAAGGAACTCGTCATTGTGGACGATTCAGAGATGCCAGCTTTCCCGCGTGGGGCACCGTCTGAGGCGGGGATTCAATACTGGTCCGAACCAGGCCACAAGCTGGTAGGGGCAAAACGAAACTTGGCCTGCTCGCGGGCGCATGGAGAGATTATCTGCCACTGGGACAGCGACGACTACAGTGCGCCCGGCAGGATTGCGGATCAGGTTGCGCGCCTACTCGAATCCGGCTGCGTTGTGACAGGCTATCACACAATGGTTTTCCTGGACCAGACCGCGCGGCAGGCATGGAGGTACAAGGGCGATACGAACTTCGCCCTCGGGACTTCGCTGTGCTACCAACGGGACTTCTGGAAGGCTCACCCATTCCCGGTCGATGCGAAAGTCGGCGAGGATGGCTGGTTTATAAAGCAAGCGCGCGGGCATCTGGTTTCCGTTGACGCCGGGGATCTGATGTTCGCGCGCAACCACGGTGAGAATACCTCGCCGCGTCAGATGGTTGATTCGTACAGGTGGCAAAAACTGGCGTGGCCAGCGGAGGCAGCGTGAAGAGCATAGAAGAAGAGAAGGCAGACGTAGAAATAGAAATGACCGCACATGGGATGGGGCAGGTTCGCATTAACGGCGTCGTCATCCCGCGCACGACCTGTGTATCTGTTGAGTCGGAGTGCGGAAAAGCGCCGTTGGTATTGATCCGCGTGTGGCCAACTAGCGTGAAGTATACAGTTGCCGAATTCGATGTGGTCGCATGAAACGACTTGCTCGGATGTTGAGGAAGTGGGCGGACTTGGTTGATTCCGACGTTAGGCCGTCCACCGAACCGCTGTCACGGTTCGACCGCGACACGCTTGAGATAGAAGCAGAGAAGGTGGAGACGGCAAAAAGAGCGGCGAAGGTCAACATACACTCAAGGCGTGGCGGACCTCCTGGGCCAATCCCATCGCCGAAAACCTTCGTGCGTGATGGAAAGATAAGGCGGCCAAAGGCATGAACCAGTTCTCTGTGGTGATCCCGTCGCGCAACGTGAGCAATCTCATTCTGTGCGCCGAGGCAGTTCGCAAATGCGAGCCAGACGCCCGGATAATCATAATGGACGATGGGCTCGGGTTGGACTGGCTCCCAAGGCCAGACCTGATGCCAGCCCTCGGGCACATTTGTCCGAAGCCATTCATCTTCGCGCGAAACTGCAACATCGGGATCGGGCTTGCGGAGCGAGACGACGTAGTGCTTCTCAATGATGACGCCCTACTGACAACCCCTGGAGGGTTCTCTGCTATCCAGAAGACAGCACACGAGCATCCGGAATATGGCGTCATATCGGCGGCCTGTAACAACGTCGGCAATCGAGCGCAGAATCTACGACCCGGGTGCCGACTTCGCGGCGATCTCCAGATGGTGTGCTTCGTGGCTGCGTACATCCCGCGCGCAACCATCGACAAGGTAGGCCTGCTAGACGAAGACCTCATCGGCTACGGGTATGATGATGACCTCTATTGCCGCAGGGTCCGAGATGCTGGCCTGAAGATCGGCGTCCACGATGGCGGTTTTGTAGATCATTCAAAGCTACACCCTACGTTCCGGGGCCTGCCCAACGTGAACGCACTCATGGACCAAAACAGAGCGATTTACCAGAGCAAGGTGGGGCCCAGCGACCCGCGTCTCAAGTTGGTTACCAGAGCCGTATGATCCCCCGCATAATCCATCAAATCTGGGTAGGCCCGCACCCGAAGCCAGCGAAGCTCATGCAGACCTGGCGCGACAAGCACCCCGGTTATGAGTTCAAGCTCTGGGGAAACGAAGAGGTCGCCGCACTCGACGGCGGAATTGAACGGCTGATAGGGCAGATGTGGGGTGCTGAACGCTGGCACGGGGTCGCGGATCTGGTCAGGTATGCCGTTCTATATGAGCACGGCGGATTCGCAGCGCCGGCCGATTCAGAGTGCTTGCAGCCGATTGACGATCTACTGCACCTTGGGTGCTTTGCCTGTTACGAGAACGAGGACTACCGGCCGGGATTGGTTTCGCCACACTTAGGGGTGTGCCCGCAGGATCGGCTCATGGCCGCGATCCTGCGGCAATTGCAGTTAACCGAGTCCGTCCTCGACGGAGATCCCTGGATGGTGACGGGGAACGGCCTGTTGACCAGGACGATCGAGCAGCTGAACTACAAATCTATCACGATCCTGCCGTCATACACGTTCATCCCAGAGCATTACGAGGGAACGAAGTACGAGGGTCCGGGGAAGGTTTACGCACGCCATTACTGGGGCACGACGCACCACATCGAAGCGCAGTTGGATTCAGTCTTAGAATGCAAGTCCTGCTAATTAACCCGCGCGCCGATTTCCTGGCCGAGCCGGCCTTCGTGCCGCCTCTGGGATTGCTGTATTTGGGCGCGGCGCTACAACTGGCCGGCCATGAACCGCGCGTCGTAGACCTGAATCTTCCAGGTGCGAAGATCACCGGGCACGACCCGCGATTGATCGGTATCGGCTTGACCACGGCGCTTTTCCCGGCCGCGCGCACGGTGGTTGTGGCCTGCCGGGGGATCTACCCTGGCGTGCCGATTGTTGTGGGTGGCCCTCACCTGTCCGTGCGTCCTGGCGATTACGAGAAATTGGGCGCGGATTGGAGTGCATCGGGAGACGGTGAGATCAAGATCGCCTACCTCGCCGGGATGCTGGCGCGGGGATTCGGAGTGGCGAGCGGGTTCCTGCCAAGTTGGGCCGAAGTCGATGTTGATACAGTGCCTATTCCCGCCCGACATCTGGTTCCGATACGAGATTACCGATGCACTCTGGACGGCGATCAGGCGGCGACGGTGGTAACACAGCGCGGCTGCCCATTCGCTTGTACATTCTGCTCTCGCTGGGAAGGATCTCGGCGGGTCCGGGCCCGGCACCTGTCCAACGTCATCGAGGAGATTCGGCAACTCAAGGATGCGGGGTATTCCTCCTTCGTCTTCCATGACGACGAGATGAACCTGCACGACTCGCGGCTCCTGGAGTTGTGCCGGATACTGGCCCCTGAGAAGATCCACTTTAAGGCGAACGTCCGCGCAGACCTGTTGACCGCGGAGCAAGCGGAAGCGCTGGCGGCGGCCGGGTGCTCCTGGCTCTGCGTAGGCGTCGAGAGCGGGAACGCCGGAATCTTGAAGACCGTCAGTAAGGGCACTACACCGGAAGTCAACGCGCGCGCGCGGGATCTCTGCCGCCAAGCTGGAATCAAGTTCAAGGCGTTCGTGATTGCGGGCCTGCCTGGGGAATCCCGCGCGACGATAGAGGAGACAAGACGATGGCTGATTGATAACGCCGTTGATGACCTCACCGTGACGATGTTCGTTCCGTTCCCTGGATCATCGATCCACGACCACAGGAACGGGCACGACATTCGCTTCGAAGTGGATTACGAGCAGGACGCTCTTACGTTCCGGGGAGCCGCTGGGACGCGCCTTCCGCATGTCGTAAGGACTTCGGGATTGTCTGCCGACGAACTGGCTGAGTTTCCGGAGCAGCTTGAATCCGAGGTCCGCAGGGAGTTGGGGTTGGCTGGGACGTATCAAGGGGTGGCATGAGCGGATACGAAGCGACACAGCGCCTGCAATTGCGCGGGGTGACGATCCCGGCTGGCGGTGGGATACCGCTATCCTGGCCGTCGAACATGGTGTCCCGGCTGTTGCAGCACCATCTGGTACGGGAGGTGGTTCAGGTTCAGGCGCAGGCGGTTCCCGTAAAGCCAATCGTGGAGACGCCGCTGCCGCCCGTTGCCGTTGTTGTGCTCAGCCGCTACCCGGACATCTTCAATCCATTGCGGGATCAACTGGATCACTTCGAGCCCAACGCACGCAAGATCCTTGTCACCAGCGGAGACAAGGCGTTCGATGCTCCAGGGTGGGACGTGCTGCCTGGTCCAGAACCTTTCGTTTTCGGTCGCAACGCCAACGTTGGGCTAAGGACCGCTGGAGTTAGCGATGTGTTCCTGATGAACGACGATTCCAGAATAACGGGGTCGATTCTTCGCAGGCTGCAAGAGACGGCGAACAAGTACCCTGACATCGGCATCCTCGCTCCGCAAGTCAACGGCGGATGTGGGAATAAAACCCAGTGCGTT